AAAGAAAATGGGTGAAATAATATTAGGTATTATTTTTGTAACAGGATGCTTTTCTTGTATATCTTGGTTAGCACATATAGTATGGTATATAATAAAAAGATTTCATAATAAAAAATGAGTAACATTGCATCCCCCTGCATAAGCAAAAACGAACTAAGAGCATCCATACTCAAGGATTCGTTCTTTGAATTCGTTAAATACTTCTGGGATGTCATAATTGTAGAGGAGCCGGTATACAACTGGCATATTGAATATATCTGTGATGAAATGCAGAAAATAGCAGAACGAGTTTTTAAAGGACTTCCAAAAGAATATGATTTGGTAATCAATGTTCCCCCAGGATCAACGAAAACCTCAATATGTTCTATTTTCTTTCCATCTTGGGTATGGATACGAATGATATCCTGTAGATCTATCTGTGGCTCATATTCTTCTTCAATATCTTTGAGTTCAAGTAGGAAATGTAGAAATGTTATAAAATCAGAAAAATATGCTGAATTATTTCCAATTGAATTTGCAATAGATCAGGATGCCAAAGGACATTTTGCTAATATTAATGGAGGGTTCAGATATAGTACATCTGTTGGAGGTGGTGTTACTGGTGAACATGCTCATTTTTTAATTGTTGATGATCCTCTTAATCCACAAGAAGCAGCATCAGAAGCAGATTTAAAAACAGCGAATGATTGGCTAAAAGAAACACTTCCTTCTCGTGTCGTGAATAAGAAAATAACACCAACTATATTAATTATGCAAAGATTGACAGAGGGTGACCCTACAGATTTGATGTTAAGCTGGAAGAGAGTACGGCATATTAATCTGCCAGCAGAGATTAATCTGAAAGATCCACAATTTAAAAATCCAGTACGTCCAAGATCATTGATAAGAAAATATAAACCAGACCCTGATAAAGAGGGATATTTGTTACTTGATCCTATTCGTGGTGATAGATCAATTTTAGACGATATGGAAATGAAATTAGGTGATTATGCTTATGCAGGACAATTTCTACAAAGGCCAGTGCCGCCAGAAGGTGGGATGTTTAAAACGCAACGTATTCATATTGAAGAGCATGCACCATTTACGTTTGTTAGCAAAGTAAGGGGATGGGATAAAGCTGGTACTGAGGGAGGAGGATGTTATACGGTAGGTGTATTGTTAGGAGAAGATCAGGAAGGACGTTTGTGGATATTGGATGTAGTTCGCGATCAATTAGATACAGGAGAAAGAGAGAAGCGGATAAAACAAATAGCTGAAATTGATGGTACTGATGTAACTATAGCTATAGAACAGGAAGGAGGATCAGGCGGCAAGGAAAGTGCACAAGGCACAGTCAGGAATCTAAAAGGATTCTCTGTAGATTCATCGACAGTAACAGGAAGCAAAGAAAGCCGAGCAAAACCTTTTTCATCTCAAGTAAATGTCGGGAACGTATGGATGGTTAAAGCAGAATGGAATTTGCATTATATCAACGAATTAACAATGTTCCCGAACAGTAAGTATAAAGATCAAGTAGACGCGACAAGTAGAGCGTTTAGTGTTATTTCATTTGGTGGTAATATAGGAGTATGGTAAAATGGCAACAAAAAACAAATCAAAAACAAAAAAAGTAGACAATGCTATATCAAAAACCGATAACAGAGCACCAGACGTTATTACAAACGAGGACAAAGCAAAAGTCTTCGATATAATAGCAAACACCAGTCTAATGAGAGAAACGCTTTTAAACAAGCTTATAGACACTCGTAGGGATATTGACCTTGAATGTGGATATCCAAAGGAATTGACAACAGTACAGTACAAATTAATGTACGACAGAGAAGGGATTGCAGCACGGATAGTAAGTATATTTCCAGAAGAAAGCTGGGTAAACGATCCAGAAGTAAGGGAAAATGAAGATCCAAAAGCAACACCGTTTGAAGAAGCATGGATTGAACTTGAACAAGAACGCCAGGTATGGTCATATTTAGCAAAAGTTGATGACATTAGCGGAATAGGAAGATTCGGAATACTTCTTCTTGGATTGAATGATGGGAAGAAATTAAGTGAGCCAGTAGCAGGAATTAACGAACAAGGCGAAAAAGAGGGTAATCAGCAATGGAAGCTGCTATATCTAAGGGCATTTAGTGAAGCTGAAGTATCTATAAAGGAGATAGAAAAGAAGTCTACTAATCCACGTTTTGGAAAGCCTATAAGCTATAGCGTTACATTTGAGAATTCTACAACGTATAGAACATCTACAGGACAGCAAGCTACAGATACTTCTCAAGAACAGGTTGTACACTGGACAAGGGTAATTCACATAGCAGACAATAGAAAGACTTCAGAGGTATATGGTGTACCAAGAATGCAAAACCTGTTCAACCGGCTTTATGATTTGCGAAAGATCGTAGGTGGTTCTGGTGAAATGTTCTGGAAGGGGGGATTTCCAGGCTATAGTTTTGAAATGGATCCGAATGCAAAGCAATTAACAACAACGCAGTTAGAGACACTAAGGACTACTGTTGCTAATTTTGCAAACGGTTTGCAGAGATATTTGACAGTCCAAGGTGTAACAGCAAAGAGCCTTGAAACTCAATTGGCTGACCCAAAAGGACATGTTGAAGTGCAGTTGGAAATCATAGCAATAACACTTGGAGTACCGAAAAGAATATTCATGGGAGCAGAACAGGCTAAGCTTGCATCTTCACAAGATACTAAGAGTTGGAATAAACGGATCGGAAGACGGCAGAATAAGTATATAACGCCATACATCATACGTCCTTTTGTAGATAGAATGATAATGCTCGGAGTATTGCCTGAAGCGAAATACAACATATTCTGGCCGGATCTTGATTCACCTTCAGACTTGGACAAAGCAGACGTTTTGGATAAGCAGGTACAGGCTTTCAGCAAGTACGTTACAGGCGGTGTTGATGCTTTAATACCTGAAGAGATATTCTTGAGTATGTTTGTTGGACTCAGCTCTGATCAGATTGATGAGATAATGAAAGCTGTCATTGACAGAGAAAGAGACATGGCAGACGAAGAAGAGGCGCGGCAGCTTGAAGAAGGTAATGAAGAAGATCAGATGGATGAAGATGAAGTTGAAGAACAAGAAAGGTAAAGATATGAAAGTTGAAAATATAAGAGTAAGAAATTTTCCTATAGTTGTTAAATGCAGAGAGTATTTTGATTATTGGCTCGATCAAGAAGAAAAGAAATCAGCTGACCTTGATTATTTTATATTATTTGTCTGTATATGTGGCAGGGAATTAAAGATAAAAGAGAAAAAAGATTTTCCAAATGAAAATACTAAGTGTGAATGTGGTCGTTATTTTGTAAGATATGAAGAATAATGGCAATACTAAGATCAGATCCAACAAGAACAACCACACTTCGCAGACAATACTCAGCGGAAATGCGAAGGAGATTTTTCAAGGTACGCAGTGCAGTCATTCAAGCTGTATGGAAATTGGATGTGTTTGGATTGACAGAAAAAGAACCATTAACATTCCAACAGCAAAGACTCACAGCCAACCAATTACCTGAAACGCAAGCTTGGAGATTCCGCACAAATAAAGAAAAGCTTGAACTTTTTCAGCAATGGCTACAAGAGCAGATTGACGAGAATCTTTTATCTGTTGATGTAAAAGGAAATCCCTGGACAGCTAAGTATGTAGATTCAGCATATAGAAAAGGCGTGGTGAGGTCTTATGCTGAAGTACATCCAGAGGCAATGGCTGAATCAGTTGATTTTTATCGCGGAAGAAGGGAACAGTTTCTTGAATCGTCTTTTACACAGGGAGAGCGGCTAAGTAAACTACAATTCCTGTATACCCGTTCATTTGAAGAGTTAAAAGGCATAACTTCTGCAATGTCACAGCAGATAGGACGAATACTCGCTAATGGCCTTTCAGAAGGTAGAGGTGCAAGAGTAATAGCAAGAGAACTCAGTAAAAACATTACAGGAATAACACGTCAAAGAGCACTTGCATTAGCCAGGACAGAAATTATTTATGCACACGCAGAAGGTCAGTTGGATGCATTTGAAGAATTGGGAGTTGAAGAGATTCGAGTATTGGCAGAATGGAGTACGGCAGGTGATGATATTGTATGTCCTCTATGCGATAGTTTAGAAGGTGCTATAATGACAATACAGGAGGCAAGGGGACTAATTCCCCGGCATCCGTCATGCCGGTGTAGTTGGATTCCTGCAGGTGTAGGAGAAAGATCAAGAAAGCAGCTATCAGCGGCAAGAAGAAGGACAAGTGGAAAAGTTGATGAATCATTAAAAGCAGAACTACCGAAGAAAACAAGAGCTGGAGAACCAGTACCTCAAACAGTAAAAGAAGCCAAGCGCCGAAGTACGTGGACTGGCAGTGAAAAAGAACTTTAG